AAGAAGATTTTTACGCGGTAACTTCAGTAACGGGAAAGATTACTCCACCGCAACGGCGGCAAGTCCGTTTCTGTCCGGACTGGATTCTTCTGTGAATCAGATTGGAAATGTTGAAATGATCCCCGCAAGGGCATGTATACCTGCGCATTCCGGGTACAACCATCCTATGAAAGCGTGACGGATTATAACCCAATAAGCGGCAACAATGTTCCCAAGTTGATCCGTGACCAAGTTTCCCGTAATAAATATAGTCCATAAGGTGGGCAACTTCGTGAAACGGGGTATCATTGATAAACATTTCAAAATTCGCCTCGGCAATCCGCAAATTGAACTGGAGATACAGCCTATCTCTCTTTAACCCGGCTTTTCCGGCAGACCGGGAAACTCTTGATGTGAAAGCAATCACCGGACGTTCAATTTTCCGGCACCCGTTTTTAACTAGGATATCGTTGGCTTTTGACAGTGTTTCAAGAACAACCTTCGTTATCTCGTCCTGAACTGAATTCATTCTCTTTCCCTTTCATTTGACAACCACAATATATCAAATTAGGGCTAGTTTGTCAATAGCAGTAACCAGAATTAATCCCTGTTCATTATGGATTTAAACATTGTTTCAAATTCTTCTTCTGTCATGGCGTTAACCTTCGCCTTCTGTTTCTTATATTCTTTCATCCCCATATCATCCGTATTCATATTCAGGATAAAATCTGTTTTCCTCTGTTTCAAGCTTTTCGCCTGTTTCTCTGCCGCAACCCTAGCAATCCTGTCCAATTCGCACGCAACTTTGTTCATGTCCATACCCTTGTCTCCTTTTAACTTTTGTTCCATCTTGAACAACTCTTTGTAATAATCCATCCCAAATTCAGCAAGATGATCGTAAACGATCTTTTTAGCAACTTCCGGATTAGATGTATGTTCCATTTCTACCTTTATCGCATTGTTTAGGTCGTCAACGTTTACGCCCTTATCTAAATGCCTTCCCTTGCTTCGCCCTTGACGCAACACGCTTGAAAGAATGCCGTATATCTTTCCCTCGAACTCGTGCGGGTTAATCCCGAGAGATTCAGATAGCTTATGTATAGCGGTGTCATCCACCTTGTCTTTTGACATAAAGAACTCAATAATCTTCTGTTCTACGTTATCCATAATTTACTCCATATCAGAATATCTGTGCCGTCATGTCGTATTTATCGAACGGATCAGAAACAGAACCTAAAACTTGATCCAAAGAAGTTAGGTCTGTTTTCCTTATCCTAAATAAACAAATTCCGTTACTTTTACAAAAATTATCTTTAATATTATCCCTATATTTAATACTTTTAAAATCAAAGAATTTTCTTCTATCCTCTCCGTAATGTTGTTCCCCATCAAACTCTATACAAGTATTTACACTAGGAATATAAAAATCAAAAAACAAACAGCGATTCGTAATCGGGTTTTTACATTTACTAAAAGTTTTTTGCATTTCAAATTTTATATTCTTAGAGATTAACCATTTAATTAAAGTTTTTTCTCCTTTCGATTTTCTACAAATTGGACAGCCATGCCCAAATAAGTGTTTGTTTGGTGTTTGTAGAAACATACCATGTTTACTGCATATTATCTTAACAGGAACATTAAACCCAACATAATCAACTTCGGAATAATTATAGGTTTCGCCGTGCTTTTTAATAGCTCTTTTTATGATATCATCCACAGAAGATCTTCTCTTCTCAAAACAACATTTAGGACAGCCTTGTCCTTTTTTAAATTTCCCCGCCATAACCGAAAAATCACCATGTTTTTTACATATAATTTTAATTTTAGCATGATTAGATGAAAACTTGGCTAAACTATAATCATATTTATCTCCATGTACTTGTCTTACGCTGTTCCAGAAAAAAGAACTTCTCTTCTCGATTGTTTTGGCATGATGATCGTGATGTTTTTTATAAATACGATGTAATAATCGTTCTTGAATAGCACAAGATGGACATCCTGATTTATTTCTAATATGATTGTCGGGAGATACTAAGAAAACTCCATGTTTTCTACATATTATTTTTATCTTTTTTCTTGCGGTAGTATATTCGCTTATACTATAATCATAAGTGTCCCCATGTCTTCCTTTCGCCATTTTTATAAATTCATAAGTATTTAGTCTTTTCATTTCTATGCTGCAAAAGTTGTAATAGTTCCGTTCAATGTTTTTGCAACACCCTTTTCATTCTTGAAGTTGACTGTTATCTTCCATATCTTTGTTTTCATATCCTGAGAATATTCCGCTTTAACAAGATCCCAATCGATTCCTTTTGCTGAAAGTCCTTTCATAACCTCATTCGGGCCTTGCCAATATTCATCTGTATAAAAGATTTTTGTCAATGATTTTCTCATTATATCACCGACGATTCTCCTTACTTGATTCATATTTTTGCCGTCTATCGGACTTTTAAGATCGGAGGAGATTCTTTTGATTTCTTTATTTATTTCCATTGTGCCCACTCTTTATTTACTTTAGAGATAAACGAACTCCAAGCTGAAAGACTTTTTTCTCCTATTGAAGACCCGACAACATTTCCCGGTCTATCTTTTGAATAGGTAGGAATTCCTTTATCCGCGACATATCCCATTGTGTTAAAATATAGTTTTCCCCAAGGTTTTCCGTTAAAATAAACCGTATAGTCCAAAGGAATACCCGGCATGAAATTGTTTTTTGGCAATGGCCTTAGTTCAACAGCTTTTGGAGATGCTGCGGATTTGCCTTTCTCGATATCTTTAATCTTTTGGTCTGTATAGCCAATACCCTTTAGAAACTTACGGGCTTCGTCTTTAGACATTCCACCCATCATTCTAGCCATAATATCGTTCATTTTGAGCGTCTTAATCGCGATAGTCTTTTGATGTTGTTCCGGTACAGAAAGCGTTTTGGCAATTTTGCTTATCTCTTGTCTAATATCCATAGTCGTAAATCTCCTATGTAAAAAGATAGGGTTATCAAATTTTATTAAAACAAAAACCCCGCTATGTTTTATAGCAGGGCTTTCTTAAAAGTTCTTTACGGATAGATTACGGTTTCTTTCCCGCTTCTTTCCATTCGTTATTAAACCTAGTGATAACATCTATAAATTCGTCCACCGTATTTTCCCCATCCAACAGCATTTGATATTGTTGTCTGATTATCCTCTTTGGAGAATCCGCCCTTCTAGCTAACATCACCTGTTCTTCCGTCCAAGAATCAAATTCAGCCGCGACATCCCATGCGTCTTTATACTCTTCTATTTTCTCCAAGAACTCAGAAACAGACAAACTTCCATCCGCTAGTTTTGGATGTAGTCTAAGCCGATATTCTTCTGGTGTCCCTTGGTTCTTATATAATTGTTTTTGTGTTTCGTTCATTGTTTCCTCTCGTAATCATCTGTTAGTTTGATTACCTTTACCCCAGCTTCCGCGAACATCTCCGCAGATATCCGTTCCTTTTCTTCCCACATTCCACCTTTACCTTCAAATGGTTTGTCTAATGTGATTACCTCTATAATCCCTGACTGAATTACCCCCCTTGCACAATCATCACATGGCAAGCCTCCACCGCTAAGATAGATAGACGCCCCTTCTAGCTTAATGCCGTGTCTAGCCGCATTGTAAATGGCGTTTCTCTCGCCATGTTCAGTCCACGAGTATTTGACGGGCCGATCGTGCCGAGAATCTATATCATCATTCACCCCTCTCGGGAAACCGTTAAAACCAACAGAAAGAACAGCATGATCCGGGGACGCAATAACACAACCGCATTTTGTGCTCCTATCTTTTGATTTTTCTTTAACATGTTCCGCAAGCTTACAAAAATATTCATCCCAATTCATTGATTAAAACCCACTTTGTCCCCTATTATACTTTTCCTTTCTCTTGGCGTCATGGTTTTTATTCCGAATCTTTTCCTCTGATATAAAATACCCTCCGGGGTCATATTGTAAATCTCTGATATTTGTTTATCGGTCAATAAATCCTTAGAATAAAGTTTTTCTAATTCTTCCTTTATAAAGGTATGCTTTATAATTTTCTTTCTTTTCCTGTTTGAATCTCTTTCTCCCCCTGACCACGGATTAAAACGGTTGTCTTTGAATTTTTTCCCGTATACTTCCCGTTTATATAACAATGAATATTGTTCCGGTTCTATCTTATGTTCTCTTCTAATGTGCCTAGAAATATTAGAACTTTTATATCCGCAAATCGCGCAACACACATAGTCAATATTCTCAACCCTGTTGTCATCTATCCCCTTTTTATATTTCGTATATTCTTCCCCTTTTATTATCGTGTCTTCTGGGGGGTTGTTTCCCCATTCTTTTAACCAAACCTCTTTTCTCCTTACTATCCTCCCATTTGGAAGAAGATAGGCCAATCTGCGATTATAATTCATGCCGGTACGTTCCCTTAGCTTATTTGAAATCTCTAGCGATAATGAGTCTGAAACGACATGATCTCCATAAATTTTCTTATAGTCTTCAATATCTATCCTGTGAACCTTTTTAAGATGAATCCCGAGCTTAGATTTTTGTTTTCCGCATATCTGACATGTTATTTTGTCACCTCTGTTTTTGGATATAAAAAGTAGCTTCTCTTTTATTATTCCGTTATTATGCCGCATATCAATTAGCTTTTCTTCTAATCCATATTTAGAAAGACTTAAGCTATTAAAATGTTCTGGAAGATTAAGAATGAATTTGCCCTTAAGATGGGCGCTTACATTTTCAATCATAGGAATCAAGAAATTAGATTCCCATTCATTATAATCTCTCTTTTTTACGGACTGAAACTCATCATCGCTATAAATCTCCTTATCATAGTAAGGAGGAGATGTAAAGCACAAATCAATTCTACGGCCTTTTAAAGCTTTCTTCACTGTTTCGGGATAGGACGAGTCTCCGTAATAAATTTCTGCGTCTAACTTTAGATCATCTTTCATTTTATTAAGTTCATCTACAAGGGCTTTGTTGGCATCTATCCCTATATACTTCATTCCTAAAGAACAAACACCAAGCATTCTTCCTCCCCACCCTGCACACGGGTCAAAGAATACTCCACCCTTTATAACATGAGAATCTATTATTCTAATAACCTTTGACGGGCTAATCCCTGAAACGACGCGGAATCCTATTGAATTGCACATAGCATTAAGAAATCTATTCGCATTATGCTTTCCAGTTTCGTTACTTAATTGCCATCGAATACATTTCCCCATTAGAATCTTGTCGTCCCAAATTTCTCTTAGAGATCTGCTTTTATTCACTTTGGCATCAAGAATTGATTTTGTATAAAACTTAGGTATATTGTTTCCAAATCGTGTTTCTCTACGGTGATTCCCCGTTACCCATTTCTCAAATCTTCTTCGTTCATACCTTACATGGCTTCTTCCGGGGAAAGGGAACCCCGTAACACTGTAGTTTTTGATTAAATCTGAAACAACCATATCTTGCTGTTCTAATCCCAAATTTCTCCAATATAAGGAATCTTTCAATGAAAGGACCATGTCCTTATTGTAAATCATTTTATTTATATCCCATCCATCAAATTCTTCCCCACTTTTCTTTAGAAAATCATAAATCTTAGGTAAACAGATATCATCCCAATTATTGTTTATTTCACTTTCCCACAATATCAGAACAGAATATCCCGCTGATTCATACGCCAACTCTACTTCCCTTTGATGTTCTTCTTTTGTTATTCCCTGAATTCTTTCTCCAGAATGAAAATAATCCCCAAATACTTCAAGATATAATCTTGTCGACACGATCTTCTTGTTAAGAATATCTATGTTGTTATATCCCTTGTTTGCCATTTCCTCATAATATTTAAAATCAGAGAAAGACCTTTTAGGGAATATCATGAAATCAGGATAAGCATGGACATTGTTTGATAGCGTCCATTTATTATCTTGGAATTTTGCCCTCCTAACAATCCTATTTTTAAAGGTAACAACAGGCATCCACCCGAAATTCTCATTTAATATCCCGCTGTTGACAATCCATCCGGGTGTTTTCGCATTAACATCTAACTCAAGTTTTGAATATCCAAACATTCGGCAAGGTTCCTATATTTTATGAACATTAAAACTATTTTAACGTTTGATCATATTATACTCCCGTGAAAAGTTTTTTAGTTTACTATATTCGTAACAGAAATAGGAGAGAAAAAGCCTCAAGGTTTTTATACCTTGAGGCTCTTCATAACTTGCTTATAACAAGCTATTTATGATTACACGCGGGTAATCACAATCTTCTGCAACGCTAGAGGATTAGTTAGACCAATTCCTAGCATTTCGAACACACTGAAGCCAACCATACGCGCCTTCGGGTCGTCGGCCGAAAGAACTGTTAGATCGGTTCGTACGGGGACGCGGCCAAAGAACTCGGGCTCGCCGCAAACGTAAACGCTTCCCTGTGTTACCACGCGGGATGTTACGATGTTAGCTCCCCAAACGTTCGCGATGATACCGGTCTTAAGCAACGTGCCTTGAGAAACCGGATCAAGGGTATCGCGATCCCATTTACGGAGGTCGGCGAAGTCCTTGGCGTTCATAAACACGTTAGCCGAACGGATGTCGTTGCGCTCGATAGCCGCGAAGGCATCAGCGAGGGCATTGGCAGTGAGGTTGCCGGTGATGTTAATCACCGGATTAGGATTCGTTGCGTCGGCGGCAAGGGCGTCCATCAAGGCAAACGCCTTGGTATCTTCCTCGGCCATGATCTCGCTCTTCGCAAGGTCAACGGAACGCTCCAAGAGGTCAAAACGCTTGGCTTTGATCTCGGAAAGCGGAATCTCAGGGTTCGAGGCGATCTCGAACAAAGGAACCGCGATACGTTTCGGCTTCTGCACGCATATGATGTTCTGTCCTTCCTCTCCGATCACGTACGCGGTAACTTCCGCGTCTTTATCATAGAGGGGCAGTGCGCCGTCAGGCAACTGTTCAACGTAAAAGGCTTTACGGCAAACGGAAGCATAGTCACGACGTTTACGAAGCGGCTGGGTCAAAGCGGCAGCGATGCGCTGACGGCCAGCGGGGGTCGTAATAAACTTGGCAAGAATCTGATTTCTTTGATTGATATCCATGATTTTTTATACTCCTTAGATTCTCATGTCAAGACCGAGGGTCGGGCTTGCTGTAGTAGGCACCTTCGTAACGATACCGATAACGGTGCCGTCAGCGGAAACTGCGTTTGTTAGAAAACCTTCTGCGGAGGCATACAAATACTGACCAACCACATAAGTGATAGCTCCATCGTAGTCGTCAGTCTCATAGACATCGACTTCCACAGAGGGCATACCCTTGGCGATAGTGATCTTGTTTGAAGCCAAAGCCTGATTGTTCTCCCAATCACGGCCAGCAGCGTCGTTAATAAACAAACCGATGGGCTTGTTTGTGCCGTCAGCTTGGATGGCTAGATAGTCATCACTGATTGCTGCGACAGATCCGCCAAGCACGCCGTTAGGTGTGTAAGCGGACAGCGTATCATTGGTGTAGCCGTCCTTGAAATTCACTTTCGTGAAGCAAGTCGCGTCCAACTCTTTGATCGCGTCATTTTGTGTTCGATTAAGATAGGACAATGCCATAATCTTTATCTCCTTTTTTCTTCGTCTTTTACCAACAAAGTCACTTAACCTTGTTGCGAACCAATCCCAAGAAAACCGTCTTGGGATTAGCTTGAGGTATAGTTTTTAAGGCTATACCTCAAATCATTTCCATTACTTGAATACTGAATCTCCGTCATCCGCCCAAAGCTGGCTAAGCTCATCCGCTTCAACCGATGCGATCTTAGGCGTAGGAATCTTCTGGGCGCATTTCGTGGATTTCGTGGATTTCTTTACCGATGCAACAACTTTGTCCTCATCGTTATTGAAAATCCCGTCAAGTTCCGGTTCGACAACCGCGTCAGCTTCGTCGCTTGCTCCGGTAAGAACGATCTCATCGTCCGAAACGGGAGCGACTTCTTCAACGGCAGCTTCTACCACTTCATCTTCTACCGGGGCCGTCTCTGCGGGAACCTCAACCACTTCGTCAACTTTCACTTCCTCGTCAGCGATTCTGCGGGCAGCCTCAGCGGCCAACTTGGCTTTGCGGGTCTTCACGCTTGCGACCATCGCCTGAATTTCCTTTTCCTCGTCAGCAGTGAAAGGAGCGGCAGAAACTTCCTCTACCTTTTTCTCTT